CCGGTAGCCTCAAGGTCTCTCGCTATGTAGTCCTCGATGGTGTTGCGTGCGTCCTGCTCCTCTCCATGAAGCGTCCACAGGTGGTCACCCCAGTTGGTGGCATGCTCGTTCACAAGCGCTGCCTGGAACAGGTAGATGTCTCCGTCGATAAGCATGGTTCCTTTACCCACGTAACTCTCTCACGATGTCGTGGAGCAGCCCCACTATCTCCCCTAGAATTTTGCGCCCGCCTTTGTACCCAGCGACGACAGCATCGAGTACGCCCCGCGTCACCACTAAAACTCCTCCACACGCAAGCAGCACGACAAGCAGGGCGATAAGCGCGCCCTTCTTCCGCCACTTCTTTTCGCTGGGGTTTACGTTAGGCCCACCCGGTATTGCATGTCTCATCGCCTGTACCTTTTGTCTTGCGTGACACGCTTGAACCACGCGTCAGCCTTGTCCATGAACGCGCCTCCAGGCTGTATGTCTTGGAGACCGGCGCGCGTGACTCGCTGATATGAACCAATCAACCCACTCTCACGGTCCCCATAGACCACAACCACTCGGACCCTTGCGCTGCTCAAGCCTGCAAGGCTCTTCAGCATGGTTAGTTGCCCGGTGCTGATACCCTCGTTGTAGTGCTTGCACTCGATGAAAAGGAAGTGACCGTTGCGTTCTATGACGCCGTCGATGTCACTAACGCCCGCCCTGCCAGGGAAGAGGTCAGCGACTGGTCTCCAATTCCACAAGACCCCTCGCAGTTCTTCATTCAGAATGTCAGTGGGTATCTGCCCAGGACTGTCCGTGCTTTGCTTCCCCGTCAAGGGGGCACCGGAACCCGAGCATGTCCCCTGCCCTGCGGATGGCATCAACAGATTTCTCCTCGTATTCAGCGACGAGGTCTTCACGCACGATGGCTTGAATCTCGTCATGGATGTTGGCAACAAACGCGTAGTGGTCACCGTGAACCCATCCACTGGTGGATAGGTCATGCCACAGCAGAACCGCTGCGAGCTTCATAGCTATGGCGCCTGCCGATTGGAGCAACGTGTTCAGCCCTGTATGCTTGTGCCTGACGTGTAGCCAGCCACCATCGACTGCCTTCATCTTCCCGCTGTTCTTTTCGACGGTCATGTCAATTCTCTTGCGGAGACGCTTCAATGCAGGGGTGCCGTTAAGGAATACCGTCTTCAGGCGTTTGCCCTCTTTCGGTCCCTTGCCAACTATCTCCCCAATTTTGCCGTCACCTGCTCCGTAGAGGAACGCGTAAATGAAGCGCTTCGCTTGGTCCCGAGTGTCAAGCGTTGCAGCATTCTGGTTGGATGTGTGGACGTCACCGTTGAGGATGACCTGCCCATATGCACCACCGTCATACTTTCCCATGTAGTGCGCGAGGCACCGAAGCTCCAGGCCAGAGGCATCGACCCCAACCAGCAAATAGCCAGGAGGAGCAATGAACAATGCGCGGCACTCCTTGCCGAACGGCACCGGACCTTTGGCATTGTGAATGCTGGGCACCTGGGCGACGTTTGGATTGTTGTGCGTACACCTGCGTGTCACCGCACCGGCTGTGTCCACCCGACCATGGATGCGACCGTTCTTGACCTTCTTCAGCCACGCCTGCTTTCCTTCACCAATCTGTCCCGCTCGTTTCTCAAGCATCAGGTATCGGGCTAAAAGCTTTGCCTCTGGGTAGGGAAGGGCATCGAGAATGTCCTCATCAATCTTCGCTCTTCCATCAGGAGTGAACTCCTCAGGCTTCCATCCGTACTTCTTTCCAAGCCTCTTGGCTATCTGCATGCGTGACCCAGGATTGAACTCCTGCATCACCACAGGCGTGTACGGCACATCCTTGATGACATCGGCTCGAAGTTTGTCCTTGTAGTTCGCTGTACGCATCGGCACCTTCTTCGGTCCAGCCTTCACCATCCACGGTGGGAACACTTCCTGTAGCTGCATCTCAATCTCATTGCGAGCCTTGCACACCGTGCCGTACAACTCGACTGCTGCCGTTTCGTTGAAGTGGAACCCATGGTTAACCTGCAACTCAATGAGCTGGTAGAACTCATGCTCTATCCAAAGGGACAGGTCTGACCACTGCTTCTTCTCCATTCGCTCCCACAGGTTCACGTTGAGAAGCACGTCGTTCTCGCAGTAGTCCTGCATGGCGCGGCTCCAGTTCGCCCAGGGGTCCAGCCCCTTCGCCTTCATCTCCTTTGAGTAGTCACCCTTATGGAAACCAAGGCGATGCCCCCACGCCTCAAGACCGTGTCGCCCAATCAGCTGACCGGGGAAACATCCTTCAATGTTGCCGCGCTCACGCTTGCCCTTCTCTCTCGCCCAGATGCGCAAGTCCCGGTCCTTGATGGCAGGGAACATGAGCTTAGACATGAGCAAGGTGTCACGCACCTCACACCCCTCCTTCAGTTTGAAGCGCGGGTACACCTTCTTGATGGCGGGCAGGTCGAATCCAATGACGTGGTGCCCTGCAACCATGTCGGCAGTCCCCAGCTCAGCGAGACCGAGTTCGATTGACCCTCCCTTCAAGAAACGCTTCTTCGCCTTCGTGCTGAACGCAGCACAGGACGAGTGCACCGCAGAGTTGTCATCGGAGCGGGCAGGGTCAGAGTCGAAGCTCAGCAGGTCATGGGTATCGAGGTTGTAGAGCACGAGGGAATGAACGGTGGTCAAATCAGGTAGCAGACCATCTGTCTCAACGTCAAAGATGTACCGCTTCATTTCGATGTATCCATCGGCGGATTCCTCGTGCAAAAAAGCGGCGCCACAAGTAGCTGCGGGCAACGCTAGTAATGGTAAAGATGATAGTTATGCCTAGTGTCTGAGCGTGGTTAACCGGTATGTCGTATATGGGGCCAGCGACTTTGAACCAGATGATGTAGCTCAAAATGAAACCGCTTGCGGTGTTCACGCAGGCTTCAGCTAAAGAGCCGAGCCTCGATTGCTCCATGGGTTACCCCTCGGCGTACGTAGTGTTGACCTCAAGGTTGACTGGAATCATACCGAGGTACTCAGCGCTCGTCACTTTGGCACTGAGAATGTCAGCGAAAGAAGCTATGTCAGGGGCATCGAAGAGTTGGGTCATCTCAACCTTCAAGTCCTCTCCGCCCTCCCCCTCCATCGGCGCTGTCAGCAGCAGCTCCCCCGTCACCCGCATCGGAGGCAACGGAACCAACCGTCCTCGTCATCCCAGATAAGCGTGTCACCTCGTTCAAGGTAGTAGTAAACATCTGCGTCAATCTCAAACCAATCAACCAGGCCACAGTCCCCGTCAATTGTGCGTATGAAGTGCGCGCCTTCACTTGTACCTTCGCTGTCAAAGTCAATCACGGTGTATTTATTCACAGGTTTTATTCCCTCTTTCGTCAATGAAGCAGGCCTGAGGCTCGTCGCCCTCTACCTTGGTGAGTATTCCCATGCGCTTTCCTGCCGCACGGAACGTCGTTATGCCTTTGGCCTTGCCTACCCAGGCACGCATGTAGATGTGCTTGAAGTTCTCCCATGAGACGTCGTCGCCCACGTTGCAGGTCTTCGATACCGCACTGTCCACCCACTTCGATGCTTCAAGTAGCACGTTCAGGTGGTCATCGACGGTGCACTCGTCAGCGGTCTTGCCTTCGATGCCCCACACCCGGTAGGCGTAGTCCTCCACGCGCTCAACACGCGGACCCTCGTCGGTCTGAATCACGCGGTCAAAGAAGTGCGAGAACGGGGGTTCGATACCGGATGAGACGTTGTCAGCGAAGAGACTTATGGTGCCGCATGGAGCGAACGAAAGCAGGTGCGAGTTGCGCAAGCCTTGCAGGCGCACCTTCTCTTTGATTTCCTCAGGCAGTTGACTGAAGACCTCGCACCCTTCTCCGTACTTCTCGGCATCCCACGATGGGAACGGACCCTTCTCCGCAGCGAGGTCAGCACTGGCACTGTATGCGTTCACAGCAAGCGTGCGGTGAACCTCGCGCTGCCACGCCAGGAACTCTGGACTGCCGTACCGCAGGCCCAAGGCTTCACCAGCGTTAGCCAGGCCGGTCACGCCTAGACCCATGCGGCGCATGCTCAACGCTGACATTGACTGCTTGCTGTCGGGGTAGACGGCAGTGTCGATGATGTTGTCCATGGCACGCACAACCGGGGGCACGTCCTGCGCCAGTTGGTCATAGTCGAAGTAGAATTCGTGAGAGCACGGACTAGCAACAGGCTTGATGTACTTCACGAGATTGTATGACCCGAGAAGGCAGGCACCGTACGGAGGCAGCGGCTGCTCGCCACAGGGGTTGGTTGCAGCGATGTCCTCGCAATACTGAGCGGGGTTGCCATTATTTATGCGGTCGATGAACAGCACCCCTGGCTCGCCCCAGTCCCAGGTGCTGCGCATTATCTTGTCCCACAACGCGCGGGCATCGACGGTCTTGTACATCTTGGAGCCGAACCGAAGCGTAAACGGAGCACCGCCGCACACCGCATCCATGAACTCATCGGTCACGGCCACGCTCAGGTTAAATGCAGTCAGGCTTGTGCCGTCTTGCTTGGCAGCTATGAACGTCTCAATGTCTGGATGGTCAACTCTGAGGACTGCCATCTGCGCTCCGCGACGTTGTCCTGCTGATGACACCGTCTTGCACAGGGCGTCAAAGAGTTGCATGAAGGACACTGGTCCACTGGCAGCAGAACTGAGGGACATGATGAGGTCGCCTTTGGGGCGAATCGTACTGAAGTCATAACCAATTCCTCCGCCGAGCCTCAACGTCTCCGCTGCCTCGGTAAGCGCTCGCATGATGCCCGGCATTGAGTCCTCAATGGTCCCGCTGACGAAGCAGTTGTATGGCGTTACTCGGCTTGGTGCGCCGACCGCTGCCTGCACCCTGCCACCCGGCAGGTATCGCATGTCACGTAGTAATTCTTTGAATCGCCGGTAATGCTCGCTATTGTCAGCGAGCGCACCAGCGACTCGCGCTGTTGACTCCCTAAAGGTCTCCTCTGGTGCGCGATACTTCATCGCATGAATTTCTCTGGAGATTGGGAGCGTAGGTCCGTAGTCATCGGTTTTCAAAATGGTTCGTCCTCGTCTTCGAATGGATTGTCTTCACCCGGCGCTTCCGTCTCATACATGCGGCCAGTGGCATGCTCGTACAGGAGATACGTTGCTATGCCCGTCAGTCCAGTGAACCGGTTCTTCAGGATGCGCACCGTGGTGACGTTTGAGTTTTTGCTTTGCTGGTCGCGCTCGAATCCAATGACGATGTCACTTAGCTGACCAATCGCGGCACTCCCCCTGAGCTGACTCAAGTGCGTAGTGGCGCCATCTTCATGCCCTTTACCTTCGGGGCGCTTTAGGTGACTGATGAGTATCAACCCTATGCCTGTCTCTTCGGTAAAGGTTCGCAGCGCAGTCATCAGGTTGTCGATGATGCGCCGCTCTTCTCCTTCGGCAAGACCACTGACAATAATCGATAGGTGGTCCAGAAAAATCCAACCACAATCGCAACCCTTAGCAAGGTAACGCAGTCGCGAAAGTAGGTTGCCTGTTTCGGTCGAACCCCAGTGGTCGTAGAGGTAACATCTGCCGTTGCCGACCGTCGCCTCGTAAGCCACGCGGCGCTCTTCTTTCTCCTCATCGCTCAGGTCTCCGAAGGGTCTGATATCGAGATGCCAAGGTTTCTCTGCGTGGAGAGCCATAAGCCCCATTGCTGAACGCTCTGTTGATTCCTCCAGTGCCACGTAGCCAACCGTCTCGCCCCACGTCAGGAGCCAGTACGCCAACTCTTTCGCAGCAGTTGATTTGCCCATTCCTGAGCCAGAGCAGAGGGTCACAAGCTCGCCCCTGCGTAGACCGTGGGTCATCGCGTCCAGCCCTGCCCATGGCGATTCGACCTGCCTACCGTGGGCACGCTCAGCGGTCAGCTTGTCCCACATGTCTTCACCCGAGACTATGCCGTCAGGGCGGAATGTCTTGGCGCCCCAGATGGCATCGATAACATCCTTCGGTCCGCGCTCGCGCAGGACGTCGTTTGCATCCTTCAGCGGAAGCTGCGCAATCTTTGCCTGCCCAGGTCGCAATATTTCTGCGCACTCTTTGGCGGCATTGATGCCGGGGCCATCCATGTCAAACATGAAGACCACTTCGTCGAAGTTATCGAGCCACTCCAGGGCGCTCTTGATTGATTTCTTAGCGCCTTGCGCACCGTTGGGAAGAGATACAACAGGCCATTTGTTGCCCTGAGCCTGCGACACAGACATGGCATCAACTTCACCCTCGGTGATGACGACACGCTTGCCACCGTCACGCCACAGGTGCATGCCCCACAGAGGTTGAATCTGTTTGGCCTTGCCGTGCCACTTAAATGCCTTGTCCTTGCCGCGTGTGTGTTGCGCAACGACCTCGTGAGAGTCAGCTGCGCGGTAGTCAGCGACCTGTACTTGCAGCCCCTTGTGCCGGGTGCAGTGGTAACCGAATAGCTCGCATGTTTCCTTGGACAGTTGCCGTGCCTTTAGCGGTAGGAACTCGCCACGCTCCACTAGGCCAATAGCACGAGGAGCGCCAGCAAAGTCGTTCTCGTTCTCACCCATATCTTGTCTGTCTCCACGCTCGCGATAGCCACACCCGAAGCACCACGCGTGACCATCGCTGTACCTGCCAAGGTTGTCTTTCGAGCCGCACTCAGGGCACGGCTCCTTGAAGAGACAGAAAGACTCTGCCTCGCCTGTGTCGTCTCTCGGCATGGCTACCTCTTGGAAGACACGTCGAGGCGCTCCTGAAGCAACCACACGAAGAACAAGATTGCCGTTGGGAATCCGCATACGTTCATGCCGCAACCCCGTTGCTCTCGTCGTACAACTTGTAGGACGCAAAGGTTCGTCCGTTGCCGTCAACGTCGTACTCGGTTTCGATGGACATGCCGTGCCCCAACTTCCGGCGACACTGAAGAATCACATCGCGTGGATTGCCAATGCCCATGCTCGTCATGGACAACATGGATACCGTGCGACCCTCGCGCAGCATCTTCATTACTCGTTCTCGTTGCCTTCTCATAAGTCGGTCCTTATTCAGTTGTTGGCGTGATGTCGTACAGCTTGCGGATTACAGCAGCGACCTCTTCCGAGCTGCGCCTGAGCATCCCTTTCTGGTGGAGGGTCACGGCAAGTTTCTTTGCGTCGTCGTACTCCTCTTCCACTTCATCCGGCTGCCGCACACCCAGCAGAGGTAGCTTCTTCTGTACGTCGAACGATGGGCATGCCTTCGCTGGCATCGCCACTTCGTTGTGCCCAATAATTTTTGCTTCTGGGTAAAGCTCCACCATTTCATCGAGCACGCGCTTCAAGGTGCCGTACTGCTCGGGAGTGAAGTTGTCTTCAGGGCTGCCGTTGCCGTCTATGCCGCCGACCAAGCAGATGCCAACTGACTTGTGGTTGTAGCCGCCACGCGCGTGTGCGCCGATAGCGTCAATCGCTCGACCGTACTCAACCTTGCCGTTCCTGCGGATGACTATGTGGTAGCCAATGCATCGCCAGCCTCGCGCTCGATGCCACCGGTCAATCTCTTTGCGACCGATGTCCATATCTGGCTTGGTCGCAGCGCAATGGATGATGATGAAGTCGGTCCTGTTACGTGTCATTGCTTGGTTCCTCTATCCATTCAAGTGGTATCCATGGCGCACCATCCCGCGCCTGCGCCTTGGTCGGCGCCTTGGCATAGAGGAACTTGTAGCGTCTGGGGTTTTTCCCTTCGCACCAGTGGGCGTACGTCGTGAGTGACGTCTTGCCTATCCGGTTGTTGGGGTTGGAGAACACGAATCTGATGTCCAGTTCAGGACGCTGCTCGCGCACTAACAAATGCTTCGCACGGTCTTGGGAAACGAACCTGCCCTTTGTCTCAATGATAATTCCATTGGGCAGGACGAAGTCCGGTGTGTAGAGCGAATGCTTTGCAGGCTTTACGTATCGGATGACACTGCACGGGTCTTCATACAATGCTTTGATGCCTAACGCGCTTAGCCAGGTGCCGACCCCATCTTCAAGGCCGGACCTGTATGCAGCTGAGTCGTGCCCCCTAGAAGTCGGGGTTATCATCCCCGTCGTCGTCGTCAGGGGTGTCGTTGGAATCTGCGCCGTCCGTCTCGGTCGCAGTTTCTTCAACGCCATCTTCGATAGCTTCGTACCCGTCCTCATCTTCGAAGCCGGAATCACCGAACCCTGCGCCACCACTCGCCAGCTCCAAAATCTGGACGGTCTCAATGTAGAAGGTCACACCACATGCACCTACAGCAGCAGACCAGTACGCCCGTGGCTTGAAGCAGATGCGCCCGACAGTGCCAGACCAAGGGTTAACGTTCTGAAGCACCTTGCCGCGCGGGTCAAACATGCGAATCTTGCGAGTCCAAGGCTTGCCAGTTTTCTTGCTGACACCTGATGCAATAGCCTTGCAGCGGAACAGCACGCGACCGGTCAGCGACTCGTCATCGTCGTACTCTTCTTCGCCTACCTCATTGATGGTCAACTCGCCGAGCTTCTTACGCTGGGCTGGCTTCAATGCAGCGAAGCGCTCTTCACCAAGCTCGCGTGCCTCGTCCATGTGCTCGGATAGGTGGGCGCGGAGCTTCTCGGCTTCCTCCTCATCCAACGCGAACTTAACGGAATACTCGCCGTTGTCGTTGTACTTTGTGTCAGGCACGGCCAGCTTCGGGTAGATGAACTCGACTTTAGGCGTGGTTACTTTTTCAGGCTTGCTCAACTTTCGTACCTCTCTATGAACTCGGAAATGATTACCCCTTGCTCAGTCAATCGAGCAATAAGGTCTAGTGGCAAAGGCCCTCCTCGTTCAAGGAGCAGCCTCGCTGCTATCTCGTCTGGAGACAGGGCTTCAATGGAGGACATCAGTCGCCAACCTTTCTGTCTCGTCTAGACCGGATGGTTCTATCGATGCCGCAAGTGCTTCATCGTTCATTGGCTAGGTACTCCCTGGCTGCTGTGAATTGTTTCGCCAGACCAAAGCCGTTGTTGCGGTCGTGCATGACGTTGTTGCTGATGGTAAATGCGTCTTGAGGCTCG